ATTGGCATTTCGTAAGAAACTCAAGAGGTACAGACTTCATCAGAGTATTTTGGTTTCTTGATGGACGTATCACTAAGCTTCAAAGCATCTTAGCTATGGGGGTGAAATAATGTGTAATAACTGTAAAATCATTGAAGACACTAGGCTAGAATTACGAAGGGAGCATGGTTCAATTTTTTGGACAGTTCCCTTCAAGAACTGGAAAGGTGCTAACCCTAGCATTGTGGATGCTTCTATAGCTTGTAAGGCTGATAAAGATGCAAAAGAACAAGCTAGGCAAGATAAACTAGCTGAAAAGCACAAGAATGAATATCTAAATAATGATTTGTTTTTTATATGGGATGAATATTGTGAAACCCCACAAAAAATAGCTTTCTGGAGAGATGGAAAGCCTTATGGCTACAATAATTGCTACAGATGTGATGGTACTGGAATTTATCAATGGGCAACAGAATGGGGTCATAGTGGCGGTACTTGTTACAAGTGTATGGGTTCTGGTAAGGATTCTGGAAGATTATATCTCAAGAAAGAAATGAAATGGCAGAAGTCAGCCAAGCTAAGACTAGATGCCAAAAGAAAGCATCATTACGACATTCTAATTGAAGCTAATGCCCTTAAAAGGATTGCTTGGAACTATTCTGAAAAGGGTGTAGCACAAAGAGCAAAAAGATTATCTTGGAAGAAAGACAAGATACTTACAAAAAATAATTCAGAGTTTGTTGGACAAGTAAAGGACAGGGGTACATTTGACCTAACCCTTACTTTCAGAAAAGGTTTTGATACAGACTTTGGTGTAAGCTTTTTGAACACTCTCAAAGATGCTCAAGGCAATGTCTTTACCTATTGGGGTAGTTCTTTCCTTGATGTTGAAGTAGATACCACCATCACAGTCAAGGCAACCATCAAAGACCACAGGGAATATGATGGAACTAAGCAGACAGTAATCAACAGACCTAAAATCATTGAAGGGGTAAGATAATGATAGCTAAAGTAAAAGGGGGTGACTTTATCAATATGGGTAACGTCACCTTACCCAAAGATTTTGTTGAGCAAAGAGTCAAAGCGGTAAGAGATTGGTATATCGACAATGGTCAAGACTATGATTTACAGCACATACGAGATTGTTCAGTAAACGTAGCCTTAAAAGAAATGGATGGGGTCATTTTTGAAAACAGCATTTTCGCAGTTAACAAATATGAAGGTAAATCAGCGGATGAATTAGTACACACAGAAGAATTAAAAGGAAAGTGTGTGTGGCTAAGTATCAAACGCAAGGACAAGGGTGATAATATTAAGTGGTCTGATAAAATGTCTATCATGGAAAACTTGCTTGGCGATGAATGGTTAGGGATAGAGATATATCCACCCGCAAAATTCATGGTTGATACAGCTAACCAGTACCATTTGATTTGTATACCGCCAGAGTTCACAGACCATTTCCCTTTTGGGTGGAAGCACAGGGAAGTGATGAGCGTAGACACTAAAGGCGGTTACAATAAACTTGGACAAACATACAGGGGAAACAGAAAATGATAGAACAACCAACAAAAATAGGGAACAAAACGCTTTATAACGTAAGAGTCCTAAATATGTCAGTCGCTAAACATTATAACTTAGTAAAAGAATATTGTGAGATTGTTTCTCAAGCTAGGGATACCAACAAACAGGATTTAGAGAAGAATGGTGTACAAGCAGAACTTACCCTGTACTTCTCAGTAAAAAAACATTTAGACCAGTTGGTATTGCAAAAATTAACAAAAAATAAAATACAAAAGTTTGGAGCAAATAAAAGATGAATAAATTTTTAGAGATTGTTTTTGATAGTGCATTTTTAATTATGATTTTTCTAATTATAGGTTTTGCGTAGACATAACCAAAAAACTAATATAGGTTTTAAATTGAATTGGAGTTCACATGGAAAAATCAAAACTAATTTTCACTTTATTGTCAGCCGTTCTTATTGGTGGTTGTTCGTCAATGCCAATAGTTGACAGTAGAGGAAAATCGTCAGCCAATTTAAAGGGTGACATGAACCGCTTTCACGATGATTATTATACTTGTAAAAGCTTAGTAGAAGACCAGACCAGTTACGTTTGGGATAAGAGCAAAGCAGTCTATAATGGTCTAAGGTGGAGAGTGCTATGGCTTTCACCTAAAGCAAATACCAGAAAGGATTTTGTAAATAGGTGTTTAGAGGGTCGTGGCTATAATGTAATCAATAAATAATAAGGAAAATAATATGACTGGTATAATAAAAGAAATAGCGGATTTTACAAAAGATGGAGTCCCAAATTATTCAATAGATTTAATTGATGGTCGCAGGTGCTATTACAGGGGTGTGATTATGAACCCCATGCCACTTGCAGGAGATGCAATCAATTTTACCGAAATAAATACTAAAACGTCAGCGAATGGTAATCAGTACACAAATATTAAAGACGTTTCAGTAGCGGTAAATCCTAATGACCAACAGGCATCCTATCAACAACCGCAATATGCACCACAACCCCAATATACGCCTGTACAACCACCACAGCCAATGCCACAGTCAAATAATAACTTTACGCCTAAAGCACCTTCTAACGGCTTTAGTAAGAGCGATACACAATCTCTTATGATGTTTGTGACAGGAATAGTAGGGAGGTCAATGCAATCAGGTAATTTTTCGGTGAATGAAATCGAAACACTTACTAAAAACGCTGTAAGGGCATTTAATGAAAACCTCAAAGAACTATAAGAAGCTCTTTGCTGACTTTTGGGGGTATCACGAAAACGATATCCCCATCTGTTGGAATTGCAATAAAGAGGTGGCGGTAGATATACATCACTTGATTCCGAAGGGAATGGGTGGAGTCAAAAACAACAGGCTGAATCGCATAGACAATCTTTATGCCCTATGTCGCAAGTGTCATACGCTTGGACATTCAGACAAAGAATTAAACGAGCAATGGAAAAAAGATTTATTAGAACGTATCGAATGGAAAAAAGGAAACCCAGATGGTTGGTGAAAAGTTATGCAAAGAGGTGGTAAGTATCGTTGAAAATCGTGGCATGGACTATGGAGATATCAAACAAAACCATGAGGAAATAGCTAAAGGATGGTCAGTCATTCTTGGAATAGAAGTAAAACCGCATCAAGTCGCTCTTTGTAACGACTGGCAGAAGACAGTAAGGCTAAAAGCTAATCCAAAGCATCACGACTCATATAAAGACAAAATAGGGTACATGATAACCTATTCGGAGTGCATAAAATGAGCGATATTTATTCACTACAATTTGACCCCCAGAAAATATCACACAAACAAGAAGAATTAGGGATGATATTTGCGGATTTAGATACAGCCGTTGAACTAATGAAAAAAGAGGAAAAAATGATTGTTGCAGAATTGACACTTCAGTTTTCCAGACAAAAAATGTATAAAAACATGAAAGAACTCGATGGTTTAATATACAACCATGAAAAGTTTAGGGATTTCACTAATAGATATAGTGAAACCTTAAAAAAAAGGAATAGAGCCAAAATAAGGTTCGAATCCTTTAAAGCGTTTAGAGATGACCTAAGAACTAAGGTGGTCAATGAACGAGAACTGGCGAAACACAACTTATAGAAAGGAGTTTGAAATGCCAAAAAAATCACAAAAGGAAAACATCCTAGAGTACCTTCAAATCGGTAACAAAATAACCCCACTAGAAGCTTTGTATCAATTTGGTTCTTTTAGATTAAGTGCCATCATCTTTGAACTAAGGCAAGAGGGTTACAACATTATCACTCACAAGAAAAAAGTCGATGAAAAAACTTTTGCTGAATACGAACTTGTGAAGGGTCAAAACAATGGCTGAATATGATAATTCAAAAAGTTTCCTAGAGTGGGAAATGGACAAAGCTATTCACCAAAAAAAAGAACACGCTTTAGCCAAACATTCAAGTGAAATAAGGGTAATGGATAGGCTTATAAATGCTATTGATGAATACTTAATTCGATTTGGCAGGGAAAGTAATGTTTATGATTTATGCTTTGATTTAAAAAAACAAATTGAAGAAAACAAAAAGCACACTCAAGAATACATGGATAAGATATGAGAGAGCATTTTGAAAAATTTGATTTGTTGCCTTTATCCTTTAGTCACCTCAATGAGTTCGCTTTTTACAGGGAACGATGGGCGTTAAAAAGAATATTTGGATATGATTTCCCTACATCAGCGTCTGGTATAAGGGGTCAGTCTGTGGAGTCTGGTATCAATATGTTTCTAAATGGAATACCTTTAGAAGAAGCTACAGAAAAGATGTTAGCGGAATATGATACTAATTGCTCTAGGATAAATGACCCTAAAGTAGACGATGAACGAAATAACTTAGTGCCACTTTTAAATCTAGGTACTAAGGAGTTTCAGAAATACGCTTACTCATGGAATCTATTGACCTACCAGAAGAAGGTAGAATTAGAAATAGATACCATACCCTTTGTGGGTTACACCGACTTTCATTTTGAAGATAAGAAGACCAAAGAGGATTTTTATATCGACTTGAAAACGTCTAAAAGCCTACCCCAGAGAGTTAGCATTTCCCATGCCATGCAACAGTCTATCTATCAAAAAGCAACTAATGCTACGCAACATCTATGGTATCTGAAGAACCCAACAAAGACTAAGGATGCTGAATTTATTGCTATGTCATTAGATGATTATGGTGAGCCTATGCGAATATGTAAGCACATTCTAAAGGTGATGGGTAATTACCTTAAAACAGTAGATACCCAAGATGACGTTAGAAACTCTCTAGTGCCTAATCCAGACAACTGGATATGGAAAGAACCTACTGTTCTTCAAGCTAGAAAGGACGTTTGGGGGTATTAAACCAAAAAACCCCTTTAGGTTTTGAACTAGAGGGGTTACAATAAACTAAGATTGGAGTTCGAAAAAATGATTATTCACGAAAATTCAAAACCAACTCAGAAGATGAAAGCGTGGTATCTGTTCACAGAAGACTTTGTTGCAGGTACTCAACACCTTACAAATGAGGAAGTAGGAATATACATAAGGCTTTTATGTTTTAACTGGAATAAAAGATGTGCAGGTATACCAAATGATGCAAATACACAGTACAGAATAGCTAACTGTTTTACAGATAATGAGAAAAAAAGCTGTGATAATGTTCTAAAAGAGTTTTTTGTTCTAGTGAACGATAACTACCAGAACGAAAGACAATTACAGGAATATCTCTATATTTCAAGGCGTATGGAAGCATCTAAGGAAAATGGTAAGTTAGGTGGTAGACCAAAAAAACCTAGCACCGAACCTAGCGATAACCTAGATAAAACCCCCCTAACCCCTACCCCTACCACT